CTGGTTGCCGAGGACAGATTTCGGAGGGCTATCTAATGCCAGACATTCATTACATATGTAGCGCCTGTACTGTGGGCGACTGTCCGGATGGTGTGCCTGACTGCACCACCTGCAAGCATGAGGAAGTGGATGGTATCAATGGCGATCAGCCCTGTGGTGACTGCCTAGATGAAATCAAGTGCGGGTATGACCGCAAGGAGACAATGAATGTTTGAGATGATTATGTTGCTGTTGTTCGTGGGGGCGTGTTGCTCCCAACTTCTACCACAAGTTGTGGTAACAAATTGTACCATCAGACGGAAAGGAAGAGGTGACTCCAATGGGTGAAAGGCAAACGGTCAAGTGCTACACGTGTAGCACGGTGTCTGAGTTCACGCAGTCCAACGTGCGTGGCGATGACATGTTCTGTATCTCGTGTGGCGAGACCATCGCCAACGTCAAGCGACTGACTCAAGAGCGGGTCGATGTGCTCCGGTGCATGCCGTTCGGAGGTCTCGTCGACTACGAGGTGAAGTAATGGCTCTGTCCTGCGAAGACTGTCACCACGCAGATGTTGTAGCTCCCACGTGGCCGTGTGATGAGAGCTGTGAAGGTGACGCCAACCGAGGTGCACGTAGTAAAGGGGACACTACCCGCACCAACTACATCCACGGGCGCAACCCTGTGCGTGCGGCGGTTCAACGAGTTCATAAGGAGAAGGGACTATGAATATTTCATGGATTGATGTGATCGGGCTGACCTACCTGATAGGTCTTGTGTACCACGCCTATCGCAGTTGTATCGTAATGGCTGAGTTCCACCGTGCTACCGGCAGGCAGTTCCACATCATAGCCTGTGTTCTTTCCGTGGTGATTGCTTCTGTAACGTGGCCTTTGGAGCCAATGATTTTAGCGTACCTAACCAATAAGAAAGGGGGTGAGTGATGAGAATGTTTGAGTGTCCTAGCTGTGGCAATCCCTGCCACCCTGAGCACATGGAGTACGACGAGTACGGAGCCGGCTGTCCGCACTGTGGCAATCACATGACCAACCAACAGATTATGGAGGCACAGAAAAATGGGGAAAAACAATCAGTATAACTCTCCCACTGTAGCGCGAGCTATCAAGTTGGAGTGTGAAGTAGTCAAGGATATCCTTGGCGCTGTCCACCCTAAGGGTGCGCCTGTCAAGGACATTGCGAAGGAGTTCAAGAAGCGTGAAGGCTACTTGCTCCAATCACACACCATCCAGACCAGACTCAACACGTTGGTCGAGAAGGATGAAGTCCATCGTGCCGTCCAGTCCGGCAAGTACGGGGCATCGCTGTGGATACTCGGCCCTGCGCCTGAGCCTGAGGTACAGGAGAGTCTGCCTTTCAACGCCGATGAGCCTGCGCTCGCAGGTGATGAACTGATCAGCCTCGTCATGCACAACGAGAACCACGCACAGGTGCGGTACGACAGACTCGTGGCTGAGCTTAAAGAGCTGAAAATCGTCATCATGTCGAACAACGAGCTGATCGGTGCTATCCATGAGAAGCTTATCAAACTACGCACCGAACTCGGTGGCTAATAACTTACCACAAGTTGTGGTAACAACTAAAAGGAGGCAATCAAATGCCAAGCCCAAGTCAAATTAAAAAGATCGTATCCGCTGTTCTTCGTCAGTCCCCTGAGGCTGTGTTCTACATCGAGAGCAAACCCGGAATGGGGAAGTCGCAGGTCTGTGATCAGATCGCTGTTGATATCCTCACCGACCTCGGTGTGGCTGTCCCTGAGGAGCGCATGCTGTCCGTCAACCTGTCGAACTTCGATGTTGTTGAACTCGGTGGTGTGCCTGAGATTGAGACTAAGGGTGATGTTCGTCAGACCGTGTTCCGTCCCACTGACCTGTTCTACCAGTTCCGTGACGGCACGGGGCCCGGGGTTATACGCATTGAAGAGCTGGCTCAAGCTACCAACCATCACCACACGTGGTTCGCTGGGTTCAGCTTGGACAGACGCACCGCCTCGTTCAAACTTGACCCGCAGGTACGGGTCATCGCCAATGGTAACAGGACTGAGGATAAGGCCGGAGCGCGTCAGCTTCTCAGTCATCTGAACAACAGGATGTACATCATGGAGATGGAGACAAGCCTCGATGATTACTGCGAGTGGGCACTGGCTAACAACGTGCCTATCTGGGGCATCGCCTACCTTCGCCTGCGTCCTGACATCTTGAATGATTTCGATCCGAACAGGAAGAGCAACCCGACTCAGCGCAGTTGGACTCAGCTCTTTCAGGAAGTACCGTTCTCCCTGCCTACTGACCTGTACCTGTACGCCGCAGAGGGTAAGGTAGGTGAGGGTGCCGCCGCTGATTGGGTGGCCGCTAAGGACATGATGGATAAGATGCCGAGCATCGATGCCATTCGCATGCACCCTGATAGCTACGAGATTCCGCCCGACCCAGTGGTGCGGTACGCTGTGGCAACAGCAATGAGCACGACCACCACACCTGATGCCTTCGACCGTGACATGGTGTACATCACGAGGATGAAGAAGGAGTTCCAGATGGTGTTCGTCACTGACTCCATCAACAAGTACCCTAAGATTCAGCAGTCCAAAGCGTTCATCGACTGGGCTATCGCCAATAAAGATATCTTTATGGGGGGTAACTAATGGACGAGGTTGGTGCAGTATTCGTATTCGTATTCTTCCTCGCCCTTATATGGGTGGGGGGGTTTATGTTCGGAGTCTTGGACGTACGTGATGAGTGCCGAGACTATGGCGCAACCAAAATGTTCGGCACCATGTATGAGTGCCGAGAAGGAGAAAGAAAATGAGCATCAATGAGACATTGCGTAAGGCAATGGAGGCGGCTCAGACCGCAACGCCTGAGCCTGAGGTAAGGGAGGTGGAGCGTGAGACCACACCCCTGAGTGGTGTGGTAGTACCACCGCACATCACCATCCCACAGCACGACGTCGACGCGACGACGGTGAGCACGACGACGGCGATGGAGCACGCTGTAGTCGGTAGTGTAAAGGGCCTCGACGAGAAGGCTGTGTTGGTACAGCTTAAACGTAGAATGTATTCCCCATATAAACGGGACGAGGCTGAGACTGCGTCATATGGTGCGGGTAATGTCAACAAGCACCTGTTCTCCGGCCCGAACAATCGTGTCAAGAAGGCAATGTCAGCTTATGGTGAGGTCTACAACTACGTGAAGGACAACACCGTACCGTGGATGACTGGCATTGAACTGCTCAACATCGACAACTACATGGACTTCACGCGTGACCTGCGTGGTCTGATAGGTACGGCTAACCGTGCGGTGAAGGACTTGGTGGACAACTGGCAGGACGAGGTGAATGCAGACATGGCACGCCTGACTCAGATCGCACAGATGAAGGGCAAGCCGAGCATCGCCAACTGGGATGACTACCCTACCACTGCGGAGATGGAAGCACGGTGGGGTATCGACGTGATGTACATGCCGGTGCCTACCGAGGGTGACTTCCGAGTGAGCATCAGCGACGAGGACAAGGCCACCCTGCAACAGCAACTGACTAGCGCCGAGCGTAATGCCGCGAGTCATGTCATCCAGTCTATGATCGAGCCGATGACCCGTGCTGTGTCCAAGCTGAACACACCCATCGGTGTAGAGGGTAGTGTGTTTCGTGACTCACTCGTTGACAACTTGGTTGAGGTAGCTGATCGCATGAACCGTGTCAACATCAGTGATGACCCCGCTGTGCAACAGCAGATCGATACGCTGTCCATGTTGGTTGGCTCTATCTCCGGCAAGAAGGATGCCCTGCGTGCGAACAGCACGTTCCGTAACGACACCGCCCGCCAGATCGATGAGCTGATGGGTAAGATGAAGGGGATGGTGTGAACAAAGACGAAAGGCTGGCATACCAATGGCGGTGGGTTAGGTACAAGGCCGACAACGGGTACATTGGCGTGCCCATGTACAAGAAGGATGGGACACCGACGCAAGCATTCATTGTGTTCCGTGCCATAGAAAGGATGACACGATGACCAATAGCACACGCGCAATAAGGCGACAACAGTGGCGGGAGTTCAACAGGATGGTGGGCAAGAAGAACAGGTGTAGCTTCGATAACTGGCCCGCCGAAGAGGCACGGTACTACGCAGTCACCAGAATGGGGGGTACGTATGAGCAACTGGATGCCACCTAGAATACTGGTACCGGCAGAGGATGACGACGAGCGTAGCATCTGGGTGGATGGGTACTGGACTGAGCACCTCGCCGAGTGGCAGTCCAAACTGTACGAGCTGTTCCCTACTCAGCAGTACGAGATACAACAGCTGTCACCCAAGCAGTGCGGTGAGACCATGGAGATGTACGAGCGTGAGTACATAGCATGGCTGGCCGCGCGAAGGATGGTGAAGCGATGAGTAGTAGAGGAGAGACAGGTACGAGTGGGCCACCGCCCCACCCATGGTCAGTACACATGTGGCGGTGGCGCATGTACCTAGTAGAGACAACGGGCCTAGACATAGGCCTCGATGCAGAGGATGCGATGTGGTGCGTCGATGCCACCCGCAACAACCCTGATACGTACGCTGTGTTCTGTGCTATCGAGCGTATCAACAACGAGAGCCGGCCACATGGCTCGTAATTTTTACCACAAGTTGTGGTAAAGGAGGCTACAAATGGTAGACATGCAAGCAATCGAGCGCAAGGTTGACAAGGCCAAGAGCCTGTTGATCCTTGACCATCCGTTCTTCGGGGCGACAGTGTCGAAGCGACCGTTCGTGTACGTTGACGCTGATGACCCGAACATCGACACCGCCGCATGCTCCAAGCGGGGTACCATCTACTTAAACGTAGGATTCATTGCTGAGTTAAACGTAGCGCAGATGATGTTCCTGCTGGCACACGAGGCACTGCACTACATGCTGATGCACGCACTGCGTATCGGTCACCGCAAGCACAAGGCATTCAACATCGCTTGCGACAAGGTCATCAACGACACCCTCATCTTCAACAAGATAGGTGAGTTCATCGATGGTGGGTGTACCTTCGATGGTGCACGTAACAACTGCGCTGAAGAGTTGTATGATGAGAACGATGAGACCGGTCAAGACCCGGGGGGTACAGGTACTGACCTCGGCAACGCACCGGATGACGGCACCCCTATGGATGATAGCGAAGTCCATGAGATGGAGGCCAAGGTAAAGATCGAAACTCTCCAAGCCGCGAAGGCCGCGAAGGCAATGGGTAAACTGCCGGCTGGCATAGAACAGATGATCGACGAGATGCTTGAGGTCAAGACACCGTGGCATGAGATACTCGAACGCTTCATGACCGGCCTCGTCAAGGATGGGTGCTCATGGAAGAGACCGAACCGTAAGTTCATAGCGCAAGGGTTGTACCTCCCCGGCTATGACTACGTACCACGCATGGGGCACCTCGTGTTGGCGCAGGATACCTCGGGGTCTATCGGACAGCGTGAGCGTAACGAGTTCAACGCTCACTTCAACCGCATCCTTGAGATGTGCTGTCCGTCGAAGGTGACCGTGCTGTACTGCGACATGGTGATCAACCACGTGGATGTGTTCGAGCCAGAGGATTACCCTGCTGTACTCACACCCCACGGTGGTGGGGGTACGTCCTTCGCACCTGTCATGAAGTGGATCAACGAGGTGTGTGATGAGGATGTTGAGTGCCTCGTGTACCTGACCGATGGGTACGGTGACCAGAACAACATCGAAGAGCCGTACTGCCCTACTGTGTGGCTAACGACTGGCTCAGATAACTTTAACTGGGGAACGGTTATCCCATTTGAATCGGAGGCATAGAGATGAAAAAGTTTGAGTTCAACTACGCGCAACAGAGATGGGATAGGTACCGTGAGTTTCATACAGGTGGTGGGTATAGGCACAGCCCGTTCATTGAGTTCGCCAACGGTGCGCTTATCATCACCAGTGTGGCTGACCCGTATGGCCGTAAGCTGTACGATAAGTACGGCGTGCAGTTGGTGACCACCACTGACTCAGACCTACCACCATTGTACCTCAGCCGTGACCACGAGAAGCCTATCCCTAAGGCATGGGTACAGCAAGGTGGGCAACAGCACCTCGCCGTTGACCATGAGCAGGGTGTGGCTGTAGCTGTAGGGTATGGCGGGTATCACGCCACCATGTCGAACGAGTGGCAAGTGGCAGTGCCCGACAACCTGCGGTCTGCCTTCGTGTACTGGTCAGGGCCTGAGCGTCTGCCTACTGCGGTACGTACCATACAGGTCAGTCAGCCTGACCCTAAGACACTGGCCGAGCTGAATAAAAAGCTGGCTGAGGTACGCCCTGCCCTGCATGCTATCGAGCGCATGAAAAATCCACCGATCCAACGGTGGTACAACACGGGCAAGGTAAATGTGAAGTCCGACTGGATTGATATGCCAACTGGAGATATCGTTGCTGAGTTAAGTGCGGATGACCACACCCTCAAGTCAGCGGTGGTGTCCGGCTTCTCAGCTAAGCGTATTGTAACCGAGGTTCCGTACCTATATGTGAAGGGAGACAAGTGATATGAACCAAGCATTAGTAGATGTGATGAACATCGTCGGCAAGAGCGAGGCGTTAGTAGCTATCACAGCTACCATCGACCCTTCCATCTGGTCACAACGTAAGAAGAACATCATCCTCAGTGCGCTGAAGAATGGCCTCACCTCATGTGGTCGGGACACAACCCGCATGGTAGAGGAACTGGTCAAGCACTGCTGTGATGACAGTATCCCTAGCGTCAACCGAGGGTGGTACGGTGGTGTTGAGGCCCACCACATCAAGCCCGAGAAGTTCGAGGACTTCATGGCTTACACCTGCGCGTGGCTGAGGATGAAGAAGTCTACGGAAAGGACAGTTCAATCTGCAAATGGGTATGCCCGTACCGTTGGTGGCCTGAGCTACCAAGAGCGTAGGTTCTTGGAGAGGGTGGAGGAGTTCGGTGCCACCGCTGAGGCTACGACACGTGGACTCCATGCTCACGAGCTTAGGTATGGGGCGGGCAACATACCACTCAACTCCTGCATGACCCACAAGGAGAAGGGTGCGTTCATCAAAGAGTACATCATCGAGCCGACTGATGACCAACAGGCTAAGCGCGACCGGCTGATAGAGCTGATCGAGAATGGCGAGACAATAACATTTACGTACAACAATTAAGGAGGTACACCATGGCTTACGTACGAATCACAGGACAACTGAAGGACAGAATCCGTGCACGCATCAACCGTATGAAGACTGATGCGATGCGTAACTTCCAGATCGACGAGCTGATCACCGGCTCACCCGAGCACACGGCTATCGCACAGATTGCCAACAGGAATGTATGGGGTGCACACCACGACCTCAAGGACAAGATGCCCACCAAATGGTGCGCGACAGTAGACAGCATTGAGGTACGCTTCGATGATAACCACGGCGTGGAACGTCACCGCATCAGCGTGTCACTGGATGACAAGCACGACAAGTTCCCGCCCAACACTCAGCGTTGGAGCCTGCGTACTGTCATCGAGCCGCACCAGTCTAACGAAGTCATCAACAACTGGTTGGATGGTATCATAGATGCCGAGGCCAAGGCCAAGGAGTGCTCGGAGAAGTTTGACATCATCCGTCAGCAGATCAGTAACTTCATGCTCAAGCACACATCCCTCAACACTGCACTCAAGGAGCTACCTGAGCTTGAGATGTACGTACCATCGGAAGACATGGAGCGGGTACGTCGCAAGGTAGAACGCTCCGCTCCCGCAGGCTCACATGGTAACGATGAGGACGTTGATGATGAACTCGGCATCGACCTCGACCTGCTCACCAGTACGGCAATCGCTGATCGTATGAGCAAAGCACGGTAATTTTATTGACACATCGTATGATGTAGGTTAATATGTATGGCAGTCTACAACTAGGATAGACCGTCAACCCCATACCCCACCCCCTACGGGGGGTAGAGGAGGCAGTATGAATACAGCAATGATTAAGGTAGTTAAAGTAGACGGCGTAGTTTATCTCGGCGAGATCGGATTGGGTACGCTCGCCGGCATTCAGCTTGAACGTGACCGTGGTAGCATGACACCACTGGACAAGAGCGAGGTGGCTCGGTTCTTCCGTGCTGAGAACTTGTCGGAGTTCATCAACCTCAGCTTCAACGAGAACACATCATCTATCATGACCCGCACGATGGATGACGACGAAGAGATGTTGTTCATGAACTGCTCCCACGCTATGGCAACCTCCAAGAAGAAGGCCCTTGCCTTGCTTGAGAACAAGACGTTCAACGATCTGTTGGGAAAGTAAAAGGGGGAGAGGGTATATGTTACACCCTGCCCTCTAACACTACCCCCTTAACAGAGGGTGATGATGCGTTCTTCAGTGCCCTTGAGGCGGAGCTGTCACCTAAGCGCCCAGACGTACAGCTTGGGAAACGTGGGTACTACAGGTTCCACAATCGTAGCATCAGTCAGCCTAGCAAGCCTTATGATTTAACTGAGCTACAGTATGGTACGTTAGGTAAGATACTACGGGAGTTGGAAAACCTGAAGGGTGTGTACCCTCACGATGACCTCTGCCGTAAGCGTAGCGAAGTTATAACCGAACAGAAGCGAAGGATAAAAGATGGCACCTAAGCTAGAAGAGATACGCAAAGCTAACCCCCACTTCTTCTCTGATGATTGGAAGGAGTTCGGGGGGTACAAGCTCGCGTCCATTACCGAGGAGAGGGGTGGCTACGTGCTGAAGCTAGCCACCCACAACGGCACGTTCCCTGTGTATAACATTGACGAGGAGCTACATCTTAGTTTCAACCGTCAGGGGTGGGCAACATGATAGTAATGATGACACCTGATAAGCTCAGGCGTATCCGCTACCTAACTGATAAGATCAAAGCGGAGAAGGATATGCCTGCAAAGGAGGTGGTTGAACTGTTCACCCACATATCGCACCTTACTGCCCACGTTGAGTACCTCCAAGAGGTAGTCACCGAGGTGCTCGACCCTGAATTTAATGAGAGGAGTATCCAATGAGTACAATATCTGCATGGACACATACCACCACCCCGATGCGCGTGAAGGCGGTGCTGTCTGCGTTGAAGCGGACACAGGCACAGCTTGCCAACGTGTTGGGGATTACTACCGTCACCGTGAACCGGTGGTGTAACGGTAAGACTATACCTGATCGGAGAAGTCAGGTAATGCTTGAGAAACTTGAGCGGGCGTACGTTGAGTCAGCCGAGAGCTAAGGGGTGGTGCCGCTTCCACGAGAAGCTAGTGTACCCCGACAAGTATATTCAGAAGTGCCGGCTATCTACTGGTGGTAAGGTATGCAAGCACTTCACATACAAGATGCCTTCGTACATCACGAAGGAAAACAGGAAGAGGAGATAGTGCTATGAAAAATTATGTACCCCGTAAGCGGTGGCATACAAAGGACATCTGCGATGAGGAGCGGTTCAAGCTACGTGCTGAGGCACGCAAGCGTATCACTACTGCCGCTGACCCTAACGCAAACACCATGAGTTGGAGTGGCCTCTCACTGGTGCGTGGTGTTGACCTGCGTGCTACCCTTGAAGAGAAAGCATTGAGTGTGTGCGAGCACACCAAGTGGACTGCCTTTGTAAACAAGGCCGGCACCCTGTGTCACTTCGTGCCCCGTGAGGGTGACCTGCACACACGTGCCCCGCTGTACTTCTCAACCAATGGGTTATCTGACAAACGACTTGAGGGTTTGTTGTACAACATCATCGCAGGTCGGTTCGTCTAACAGTTTGCCCTCCCCGTGGAGGCGGTCTCCACTCCCGAACCTATATGTTGTAGCGACATCAGGTTGACAAAACAAACAACGGGAATACGGGGAGGGCGATTCATTTGGTCACCGCTGAAGGTAACAAGCACAGCCAGTGCGAATAAGACAGTGGTGATGAAAAGGGGGAGTCGAAGCAGCCGTGTCGAGACTCCCCCTACTTTATCGGAGGATACCGATGGCTAGAGAAGCGGGAGCATTTGTTGCAGGAATAATCTTTGGCTTTACTTTTGGGGCAGGGCTGGCATTTTTCCTGCTTTCATTGTAGTCACTCAAGGAGAATAAGTGATGAGTACATGCAAGGTGGCTCAGCTTAATCGCAGAAGGAAAAGGCTTTACGATGTGGCCATGAAGTATAAGGCAGACAACGCAGCGTTGATAGAGGCTTTAACAACAGCTAACGATTTATGTAGATCGGCTATGAGTATAGCAAAGAGGCGAGGGAAATCGGTAAACTGGTCTGCATTTGAAACTAAACTCGAATCGTCATTACTATTTCAGCACAAAAAAATGATTGAGGTCGGGATGCTTGACGGCAGAAGTAACAAACGAAAAGAAGTATCAGCGCAAGCTCTCAAGGAGGAGCGCAAATGATAACACTAACTCTCGACTTCGAGACAGCCTATGGTAAGCACCCTGTAACAGGGGAGAACATCACGCTGTCGAAGATGACAACCGAAGAGTATGTCCGGCACCCCGAGTTCAAGATACTGGGTGTTGGTATGAAGTGGAACGACCGACCACCGGCATACTGGATGGAGGACTGGCAACGGTTGAAGCAGTTGCCTTGGCATGACATCGCCCTGCTCTGCCAGAACACCATGTTCGATGCGTTCATACTATCGCACCACTTCGACATACATCCAAAGTTCCTGCTCGATACCAAGAGCATGCACAAGGCGCTGTACCCGCAAGAGCCGGCGAGCCTCAGCTACATGGCCAAGAAGCATAGGCTAGGTGAGAAGGGGCACGAGCTTGTCAACACCAAGGACAAGTGGGATCTGACACCAAGGGAGCACACAAGACTGGCGGAGTACTGTGCATTCAACGAAGACAGTGACCTCAACCTTACGTACAAGCTGTTCAACATACTAAAGGTAGGCTTCCCCCTCCCCGAACTACGGTTGATCGACATGACCATACGTATGTTCACTGACCCAGTACTTGAGTTGGATAGAGACGTACTGGAAGATCACCTCTATGATGTACAACTAAAGAAGCAGAAGCTGTTAGCCTCAGTGGGTGCGGACAGTGAGGACGGACTCAAGTCACTGCGTAGCAACCTAAGATTCGCTGACCTGTTGCGTGCTCATGACGTTGACCCACCCATGAAGGTAAGCCCGACCACTGGGAAGATGACCTACGCCTTCGCCAAGTCTGACGAGGGCATGACTGCCCTGCTTGACCACCCTGACATTGAGGTGCAGGCACTGGTAGAGGCAAGGCTTGGTGTCAAGTCATCCATTGAGGAGACACGCACGATCAGGTTCGATGGCATAGCCATGCGGGGCAAGCTACCTGTAGGCCTGCAAGTATTCGGTGCGGCCAACACACTGCGATGGGCGGGGCTAGAGAAGCAGAACCTCCAGAACCTACCACGTGGTGGCCCACTGCGTCGTGCTATCTGTGCCCCTGATGGGTACAAGCTAGTGGTTGCCGACCTCGCATCTATAGAGGCCCGGGTACTGGCGTGGGTAGCAGGGCAGGATGACTTGCTTGAAGAGTTCAGGCAAGGGGCTGATGTCTACTGCACCATGGCGGGCCGTGTCTTCCAACGTAGCATAACCAAGCAGAATAAACTTGAGCGACAACTGGGCAAGGCGTTGGTGCTTGGGTGTGGCTATGGTATGGGGTGGCTCCGCTTCGGTGGCTTCCTCGCATCCGGCCCACTCGGTGCGCCCCCTATCCTGTTCAACGTAGAGTTCGCTGATAAGTTAGGCGTCGAGCTGTACCAATGGGTAGAGAATGATGACCGTGTACTGGTGAAGGAGCCAGTCATAGCCATGGAGCAGTGCGCCAAGGTGACCACCAAACTAAAAGGTGATGACCTCCTCGCCCATGCGGCGGTGTCGAAGTTCCTGATCGACATGTACCGTAGGCTGAACAAGAACATCAAGAAGTACTGGAAAACCGGCGAGCGTATGCTCACTGCCATGGCCAACGGGCAGGAGATGGAGTTCGGCTGTCTACATACCAAACAAGATAGGCTGTACCTACCCTCCGGCCTCTCCCTCCACTACAAGAACCTGCGTATGGTTGCGGACAAAGATGAAGAGGGTAAAGAACACTGGGTGTACGATGGGCTGAAGGGTAGAGGGCGTGACATCCAGTACATCTACGGTGCCAAGCTAGTTGAGAATATAGTGCAGGCACTAAGCCGTGTCATCCTATCTGAACAGATGCTGAAGATCGATCCCATCTACCGTGTAGTATTGACGGTGCATGACGAGACAATCTCTTGCGTGGTTAATCACAAGGCTAATGACTGCCTGAAACTGATGATCGATACCATGCGTACACCACCGGACTGGTGTCTAGACCTACCGCTCGATGCGGAAGGCGACATCGCCGACAACTATGCGGAGGCAAAATGATGAGAGGCTATAGAGATGACGAAGGATTCAACTGGCAGTTCGCAGTGATGTGGTTCGTAGTATTCCCGCTGTATATCTGGGGCTTGGTTGAGCTAGGCCTGTGGATATGGGGCTAAGGAGGCACCCATGGAAACAAAGAGACCTGACAAGAGACCTGAGATGAGGAAGACGTGCCCGTACTGTGAGGCACCGCAGAAGATGGACAGGCTACACACTCGCATCTATGAGTGTGGCACCAAGGGTGACCGTGACTCTGGTGTTTACTGGAGGTTATGCAGATGAGTGACGCATGGGGTAGCAGAGCGGTAGTCTCACGACTGCCGGATAGAGTTGTAGATAAGATACTCGACACTATTAGTACGAAGGATAGCGACCCTCGTACTAGGTTCATCAGCGTCAAGGTAGACGTGGCCGTGGACAAGCGTGGCACAGCCACCATCTCCTTCTCCTGTGAGAACGATGTGTTTGACATGCCGCCTACCACTCAGGTAAGCAAGGGCAGTAACCTTACCATCGAGGGCCTGTTTAATAAGATAACTTTAGAGTGAGAGGTTGACTATATGAGAAGTCTAGACTATACTTTGGCTTTGCTAGTAGGCGTAGCCCTGATGCTCTACCCCCTGATACAAGAGGAGCAGAGGGGCGACCGCCTGATGGCAGAGATAAACCTGTTGCAACAAGACCTGTCGTACTGCACCAACGAACTCCAACGTGACGATTCTATATTTATAGATGTGTTCGGGAGTGACTGGAGCAGGGACAAACCCTTGTACCGTACACCTGTTACGGTCACGGCATACTCCTCACGGGTCAGGGAGACTGACGACACACCGCACATCACCGCCGACATGACTACTGTTAGGGTAGGCATCATCGCAGTCAGTAGAGATCTGCTCGATGAGCTAGGCATGGTGATGGGTCAACGTGTATTGATACCGGGGTATGGTGTGTTCGAGATCCGCGACAAGATGAACAAACGTCACCGGAGAAGGGTGGATATATGGATGGCCGACACTCGTGCCGCCACCCTGCATGGTGTAAAACAGAGCCAGCTTATGTGGTTCGGGAAGGGAGGAGAGTATGCTAATAAAAATAGCTGATACATGCAAACACTGGTGCCCGCTAAAGAGAGACACCATAGAGGACAGGTGTGAAGGACACCACTGTATGGCATGGCGGTGGGCGCAGGAGCAGAACTCAATGTCAGAGGCCGAGGGTTCTGCTAAGCTAGGGTTCTGCGGTCTGGCAGGTAAGCCATGAGATGCCCGAAGCATAAGGTATCCATGATGGATGATGGCTCCGCTATCTGGTGCCCGCTATGTGCAAGCGAACAAGGGGTTCAGAAAGCTAGTAGCACACAGGTAGGCGGCGACCACTACAAAGGGATGCTGATACAGCCTGCCGTATTCTGTGAGCACAACAAGCTGTCGCATCTGGAGAGCAACGTGGTCAAGCGCATGTGCCGGTGGCGCACCAAGGGTGTAGCCCTCAAGGACTTACGCAAGGCACAACATGAGATCGAGTTGCTCATTGAGATTCATGGGGTAGAGGACTGGCAAAGGGAGGACGAATGAGCCTATCCAAAGTGCAGAAGAATATCGCAGACGCCCTGCTCAACGGGGGATTCATATGGCGAGGCGGCACATCCTACTACCTAGCAAGGGTGGTGGGTGAGGCAGTCGGTGGCTCCGCTCGCTATCAGTCAGAGATTATTAACGTGCGTACGTTCAGAGCAATGGAGCCACTGATCGAACAGTACACATCAGAGAAGGGAGGTCTACGATGGCGGCTGAAATAAGACCGGTCAACGCCAAGGGTAAACGGTTCAGCTGGTCATTCAGTGCGATCAATGACTTCGAGACCTGCCCGTACCAGTATGCGGCCAAGCGTTTCTACGAGACAGTTAAGTTCGAGGACACGGTGGCTACCCTATGGGGGTCACGCGCACACACTGCACTGGAGAACAGGATGAAGCACGGCACCCCACTACCTGAGGGCATGGTGCAGTGGGAGCAGTACTGTCGTGTGCTTGAGAAGAAGCAGGGGTTGATGTTAGCTGAGCAAAAGATCTGCTTCAACCTCAGCGGTGAGCCAGTTGATTGGTTCGCACCTGACGCATGGGCACGTGGCATGATCGACGTGCTCATCATCGACGGTGACACCGCATACATCTACGACTGGAAGACAGGCAAGAAGAAGGACAACAACCTTCAGCTTGAGACATTCGTATGGTTCGTGGCGCACCAGTACCCTGAGATAGAGAACTTCGTCACCAGATTTATATGGCTGAAGGAAGATATCGAAGGAGACAGAGCAACGGGTCGTGACTTCACAAGGAGTGAACACCTTAACGGTATCGAACTAAAGCTCGGTCAGTACCTTACCCGCATGGGTATAGCGTGGCGCGAGCAGGTATTTCAGCCCAAGGAGTCAGGGCTATGCCGAGGATGGTGCCCCGTAGAGGAGTGCCGCTTCCATAAGGAGAAGAGATGAGCCAGAAGAGCGCGAAGAAAGAACGCAAGCAGGTGGCTGAGCTAACCAATGCGGAGCAACTACGTATCGCCGCTGAGTCAGCACCCGCTGTATCTCAGTTGGTATCCGACACCAACAAGGTGATCGCACAGATGCAACAGAACTGGCCTATGTCAGATAAGATTCAGTTCTGCATGTGGTTCCTTGGTGTGGCTACACCTGAGCAGATGGCAGAGGAGATGGGGCTAGTGATGGTAGCCGAAGCGGGCGATGATGCCCAACAGGAAATGGACTTTGGAGGTACAGATGAGACCAACGATACCGAAGATGAAGGTGACGTCAGCGACACTGACGCAGAAGGAACAGCCCAATGACACCGGAGGGAAAGGTAAAGGCGAAGATAAAGGCGGTGCTAAAAAAGCATAAGGTCTGGAACTTCGTACCGGTGTCCGGTGGCATGGGTGCCCATGGCATCCCTGACATCATCGCGTGCCACAAGGGTAGGTTCCTTGGTATCGAAGCCAAGGCACCGAACAAGAAGAACAACGTGTCTGCTTTACAGAAGATGCAGTTGAACGGCATCAAGGATGCGGGTGGTATAGCCATGGTGGTAGCTACTGACGAAGACATCGCTGTGTTAGACTCGATGCTCACAAGTATGGTGGCGGACGCATGAACGAATCAGTAATCAGAGTGGTTAAAGACCACATCATTTTCCCTGCGGGTAACATCGAGAAGATCAAGGCGATGTTCCCTAACGTACGGACAGGCGAGATCAATGGGCAGGCCATGTGTGCTGTGCCTCATACGATCCATGCTACACGTCTGTTCCGTAACGCAGGCAAGGAAGTACCAACACCCCTGACCACTAAGTATGGGTGGCCGGGTCGCTACACCCCATACGATCACCAGAAAACTACGGCAGACTTTATGGCGCTTAACATGAGAGCCTTCTGCCTGTCAGGTATGGGTACCGGCAAGACCAATGCGGCACTGTGGGCTACTGACTACCTCATGAACACCAACGAGATAGGCAAGACGATTATCTGTGCACCGCTTAGTACACTTGATAGAGTGTGGGCATCAGAAATCTTTCAGACCCTACCTCACAGGACATACCGCATACTGCATGGGTCTAGGGCCAAGCGTCGTGACCTGCTCGAAGACGACGTTGACTTCTTCATCATCAACCACGATGGCATAGGCATCATCTCCGACTTGCTCGCAACGCGCGATGACATCAACCACTTCATCCTCGATGAGCTGGCCGTCTACCGCAACGCACAGACCAAGCGATGGAAGCTGATGTTCGAGCTGTTAAACAGACAAGGCATTGCACGTTCAGTGTGGGGGCTGACAGGTACACCAACGCCCAACGCACCGACTGATGCCTATGGTCAGGTCAAGCTCGTAACGCCAGAGAACTACCGTGGTTCGTTCCGTAAGTTCAGGGACGAGACGATGAACCAGATCACACAGTACAAGTGGGTGCCACGTGGCAAGGCAAGTGAGATAGTCAACAAGTCTATGCAACCGTCGATACGGTACGCGCTTGAGGACTGCATCGATCTGCCCCCCACTATACACCAAGACCGTGACGCACCGCTCACTACCATGCAGAGGAAGGCGCACGATGATCTGGTCAAGGAAGCAGTGACGTTGGTGGGTACTGAGCAGGTGACGGCAGTGAACGCCGGTGTCCTACTCAACAAGTTGGTACAAGCTGCATGCGGAGTAATGTACGGCCCCGATGGTTCGGTGCTTGAGTTGGAGTTCGGGCCACGGCTTAACCTATTGAAGGAGGTGATAGAAGAATGCAACGAAAAGGTGATAGTGTTCGTGCCCCTCACTGGTGCACTGCGTGTCATCGAGAAGGAACTAAGCAAGGACTGGAGTGTGGGTGTGGTGGACGGAAGCGTGTCGTCGACCAAGAGGAACCAGATCTTCAGGGACTTTCAGCTGAACGATCACCCCCATGTAATCCTTGCAAATGCGGGAACCATGGCACACGGTCTAACACTGACAGCGGCATCGACGATAGTATGGTATGCACCTGTGCACAGCAACGAGATATACCAACAAGCCAACGCCCGGATAGTGAGGCCGGGTCAGACGAAGGTGACTAACATCGTGCACATACAGGCAACGTCCACCGAGCGCAAGATCTATGCTAAGTTGCGTGACCGTGGTCGCATGCAGGATGTGGTGCTCGATCTGGCTAAAGGAGTTTAAGACTTGACAACTAAAAAATGTATGTGTACATTACTATACAAGAAGGGAGAAAGTTATGAGTCTGACATTAGATGATTTCACTGCCAAGTACATTGAACTGAGGGAGCGGCGCTCTGTCCTGAAGAAGGACTACGAGACAGAGGACGACAAACTCAAGCTGATGATGGAGAAGATCGAAAGCCGTCTCCAATCTGAGCTGACAGCCCTCGGCGTAGAGAGCGTCAAGACAGCGCATGGTACTGTCTTCAAAACTTACAAGGAGTTCGCCAGTGTGGCTGACTTCGACGCCATGCTTGCTTATATCATTGAGCACGAGGCATGGGAAATGTTTGAGAAGCGCGTCAGCAAAACTGCTGTGAGAAACATCATGGAGCAGTCTGTTGATGGCAACTATGTCAACCCTCCACCACCGGGGGTTAACTTTTCACGCACGGAAACCGTGCAGATCCGAAGGAGATAGACTATGTCCAACGAAATTGCAATCGTACCGGAGAACATCCCCGCGCACATCCTGAACAGTAACATGGCGCGTGAGATGAACGCTGACGCCGGCTCAGGTATCAGCACCGGCTTCCCGCCATCCATTCGTCTGAAGAATGGTAAGTTCCGTCTGGTCGATGGTGCCGGCGAAGAGACTGTCCTCAAGGCAGCTGACCTCAAGGATCTACAGTACCTTGACTTCGTAGTACTCCGCTCCAAGCCCGGCCTCAACAAGGTATGGTACGCCAAAGCGTACGATCCAAACGCTGAAGCATCGGCACCTGACTGCTACTCCGTCGATGGTGTCAAGCCTGCGGCTGACTCCCCCTCCCCTCAGTGTACCAACTGCGCCACCTGTCCTATGAACGCATGGGGTTCGGGGCGCAACCAGAACAACGAGGCCACCAAGGGTAAGGCCTGTGCAGACAACAAGATCAACGCTGTACTGTACAAAGGCGGAGTGTACCAGTTCAAGATTCCACCTGCATCTCTGAAGAACTGGGCTGTGTTCGTTAAGAACCTGTCCTCACGTGACGTACCATTGGGTGCTGTCATTGTCTACGCCGCATTCGATGAGGACTCTGACTTCAGCGTACTCACCTTCCGTGTTGGCGACTTCGTTCCAGAGGCAGCGTTCCCGAAACTGATGGAGTATGTCAACTCTCCAGAGGTGGATGAGATCATTAACGCCGCTGTGATCACCGCACCTGCCGTACCTGCTGACGCACCGGCCAAGCCTGTAGCTGATGCACCCGCCCCCGCCACTGAGGAAGACATCTTCGGCGGTGCCGCTGTCGAGAAGGAGCCGGCCAAGACTGCCGACCCTGTAAAGACTGAGCCTGTCGAGGCTACCACTGACTCATCTACCACTGAGCCAGACTGGTCGAGCATGACTGCTAAGGACTTGAAGGCCATGGCCAAGAAGTTGGGCATGAAGGGCTACTCCAAGCTCAGCGCTGACGAGCTGTCCGATGCAGTGTACGAGGCATGGGACGAGGCACAAGGTACACCCGCCGAGCCTGCTGAGACTAAGCCTGTTGAGACTAAGCCTGTTGAGACTAAGCCTGCCGCTACAACTGCCGCACCTTCCGGCGCTCCCTCTGACGCAGATCTTGCTGACGTCTTCGGGCTGTAATCAAGTAGGGGGGTGCAAGCCCCCCTTCTTTTAAGGAGGCCATCATGACGTTTCAATATGTGTTAGACACTATGACTCGGGCGGGGCTTACCCCAACCGAGATGATTAAACTTATGCCAGTTGGTCGTGCCACCTTCTACAACTGGAAGCGTGGACAACCCATCACTGACTTACTCAGGTTCCGACTTACTATTGCACGATGCAAGGTGATCGAAGCTGCTGTGGAGAGCGGCAGGCTACCCCTATCGGAGGACATCGAGCGCCGACAGCGCATGCTCGCTATAGATAAGGCATTGAAAGAAACACACAAGCGTTGACGGCAAGTGTGTTTCGTTGCATAATGAAAGTTCACCCCTGTGCTTATTTAGAAGGAGCTGTCTGTGCTTAATAAAATACTACCCGATAAGGGATTGATCTGTACTGCGGAAGTGAAGGGAAGCTACTACGAACACGAGTTCTTCGACACGATAGCAGAAGCAGAGAAGTACATGTTGAAGAGAGACGCTATAGGCCGGACGATGTTCGTAGCCCAAGCGTCTTTCTCATCTGATAAGAACCGTAAGAAGCCCAACGTAGCGTGGGTCAGATCCTTCTGGCTCGACATCGACTGCGGTACTGGCAAGCCGTACGCTGACCAGAGGGCAGGGGCAGAGGCACTCAAGAAGTTCTGTGCTGACACCAACCTACCTGTACCAAGCGTGGTGTTGTCAGGCTATGGGCTGTACGCCCACTGGTGCCTCACTGAGTCCGTCTCCCCTACCGAGTGGACACCCATGGCTAGGGTACTCAAGGCACTCACTGTAGCCCACGACCTAGAGGCTGACCCCGCACCCACTGCCAACTCGGTAGCTGTCCTTCGTCCGGTCGGCTCCCACAACAAGAAGGTCAAGTGCAGCTTATGCAAGGCGGCGATCAAGACCGTCAACACACCGTGCCATGCGGATGGATGCACCGGCACTGGTGAGATGAATGAGATACTTGTTCGTAAGATACTTGACTCCCCACCGGTATCGTTCGATGACTTCTCAAACCTGCTTGAGATAGCGGGTGGCAAGAAGAAGATATCAGCCAAAGAGATTGATCCCCCCAAGCCGAACAACGACATCAACGCTGACGCTCAGATCTACGATGACACCCCCACCGCTAGTGCGCTACTGATAGCCGACAAGTGCCAACAGATAGACATCATGCGCCAGACACTGGGTGACATAGAAGAGCCTATATGGTACGCAAGCATCGGAGCGTTACGCCACACCATCGAAGCCCCTGACATTATCCACGAGTGGTCGAAGGGACACCCCGACTACACAGCGCAGGCCACCGACGACAAGATCAAACAGCATGAGCGAAGTGGTGCCGGCCCGACAACCTGCTATCACTTTGGTCAGGTGAATCCACGTGGCTGTCTCGGGTGCCCACACAAGAACAAGATCACATCCCCTATTCAGCTTGGTAGGATAGTCGAAGCCGTCGAGGACGCACTTGGTGTCGAGCCACCCAAGCCTTTCGTCAGAGCAGACGATGGACTGTACTGCCCCGTCGATGACATCAACACCCGCTTCTACCCCAACGATCTGTATGTTGAGGACGTGTGCTACGACCACAGCCTTGGGTATGAAGTACTGGTTATCAAACATCAACTACCGCAGGATGGGTGGCAGGAGTGTATGATACGGACGTCCGCCTTGACCGACGTCCGCTCTGCAATGATGGCACTGTATGACAACCATGTAACTGTGCCGGGGCAGAAGGAGAAGAAGCTGATGGCTCAATACATTGAGGGCTATGCCGCCAAGCTAAAGCGCGAACGAAACATCAAGCAGTTGTTGTGCCAGATGGGGTGGTATCAACCAGAGGACAAGCCTCTTCAATTCATACTAGGACAACAGGCCTACCTGCAAGACGGAACAGTGGGGCCTGTGTCACTGGCGAAGAACATACCCAAGTCAGCTGAGGCCTTCCGCTCCAAGGGCGACCTCACGTATTGGGTGGACACTACCAAGACGTTCGGTGAGAAGGGTATGGAGCCACTGGCCTTTGCCTTCTTAGCTACTGCCTTCGGCGCACCACTGCTCAGGTTCACTGGCTTCGCCGGTGCCATTGTATCCATGCTTGGCCCCTCAGGTGTGGGCAAGACGTTGGTAGGACACTGGGCACTGAGTATGTACGGTGACCCCGACAAGCTAGTGATGCACGCTGACGACACACGCAACGCACTGATCGGACGGCTCGGCGTCTACAATACCCTACCCCTGTACATAGATGAGGTCACCAACTCCACACCTGAAGCTCTATCCGAACTGGCGTACCGCATCACCCAAGGGCGGGACAAGGCACGGCAAGACCGCAACGCTGTAGAGAAAAGCAACATCAATAGTTGGAACACACTGGCACTGGTCAGCTCCAATAGCTCACTGGTTGACAAGCTGTCCACCCATAAGATGGACGCCTCCGCCGAGATCAACCGAGTGTTTGAGTTTGCTATCGAAGCGAACGATGCACTGGACAGGCAGACAGCCACCAAGATCTACCGCACCATCCACGCTAACTTCGGCGCGGCAGGCAAAGAGTACGTACGTTACCTCACAGTCCATGCCGACAAACATCAGGCGAGTATTGATAGTATCGTTGCCATGATAGACAAGCGAACAGGTGCCCAGTCAGAGGAACGCTTCTGGTCTGCTGTCGCAGGGTGCGCCATCTACGGTGGCATCATTGCTAAGAAACTGGGGCTGATTGAGTTTGATGTTGGTAAGGTGTCAACGTGGGTAGTCGATACCATCAAGGACATGCAGACTACCAAGAAGGCGGTAGCTGTGGACGCTGTGTCTATCGTCGGTCAGTACCTAGATGAGTATGCCGGCAACACGTTGGTGGTTGGTAAGAACGGGCAGGTTAGTGAGCCACGTGGTGCACTGTTCAATCGCGTAGAGACCGAGAGCCAGTTCGTATACATCAGCAGGCAGAAGATTAAGAACCACATCACCAAGAAGCACGGCTGTTACAACACGGTGAAGAAGCGCCTTGAGGAAGCAGGCGCACTGGTTGATAGCGGTAAGAAGAAAGTGTTGGGGGCCGGTACATCATGGGCAGGTGTTCAAGATTACTGTTGGGTCTTAGACCTACGGTGTCCAGCTCTTGGTGTAGTGGCAGCGCGTGCCGCCGATGAGGGTGTACGCAGGGTTGCTGAGCTACACGCAGTCGAAGGGTTACAGCAATAGTGTCCAATAGTGTCTTGACAAAGGGGTAGGTGTTCGGTAGTATACTTGCACAGACAGACGAATAAGCACCGTCTATCCCTTCTTGTTTGGGGTGACCACTCTCCGGGTCACCCCATTTTTTTGTCTATGATGCGGCGTCGTACCCGCTCAGGAATCTCTTCTCCATAACCTGCTCAGCGTTCGACCCTATACCCATGGCCTTCTTATGTGCAGCGTTAACCGCACGAGACACGGCGTTACTATTAGGGGCCAGCTCTGGGTACTGGTTCATCCAGTTCATAAGCTCCTCTACATACTTGTCCATCTTCCGCTGATCCCTATCCTTAGACACAGCTTCCTTGGCTATAGGTGCGATCAATCTCCTATGCTCATCCAACACCCGCACGTTCCATGTGGACAGCAGGCGTCTCTTCTTCTGAACCTTGGCGTAGTTGTATGGGTTGACGCCGAGAGCCAACAGCATTACATCCCAGCTGTCCGCCTCATCTGACCAACGTCTTCCACTGTTGTCAACCACACCACCGTCTGTGTCAAACTTGGCAGCTTTGATGAAGTCCTTTAGGATCTTAGGCGATGCTGTCTGCCACCCCTTCATCCACTCGCCATCTTTCATCTGCCCTAAGCCTAGGCCTATGTCTCTGCCCGCCGCCCATGATGGGCCTATGTGACGTGCCAGCTGGTAGTTGGCGTAGGCTATGCCTTTAAGGTGAGCAGGAGTTGCGCTCTCATCTACACCGTACGTGCCGGCGGGGCCGATACGTCTGGACAGTGCCATGCCTGCCGAGCCAAGTACCCCCTCCTCAACTGTGCGTATCATCCACTCTGCAACCCCACCATTCCTAAGCCCCTTCTGGAACTCAAGGCGAGAGTCATACAGCAGGTCATCCTCGTCGTCCGCGAACATGTGAACGATGGCGTCCATGACAGAGAACCCAAGCGCTGATGCAGGCATGCCCAAGGTACCGGACAGTACAGCGGAGGTGCCCATCATGTAGTTGATCTCCTTGCGAGCCTGCCACTTCTCCGTGTTGGTGCTGAACGGACGTGCGACATACGCTTGGTGTATGGTGTGCGCCAGTAGGCTGTAGGTGTAGTACTGGAACTGAGACACAAGGCGTAGCCCCGGATGCTTCAGCATCTGGTAAGGCTTGGCCTCTTTACTGTAGTCGAACATGGTCTTGGTGTTGACTTCTTGCGCGTACTGAATAGCCTTTGCCCAGTCCTTGCTGTTCTCATACTCAGCATCGAAGCCCGACAGGACAGCAGTGGTACGCGACATCTCCTCCCCCTTACGCATGAAGTAGAGGGAACCACTGACGAACCGTGATGGGTCACGACCTGACGCTATCTCTAGTGTCTCGTTGGTCATCGTGGTACTGAGCATGTTCTTTCTGATTGACGCATACAGCATCAGGGTCTGACGATCCTTGTCCGGCAGACTAGCTACCAGCTGGTTGACCTCAGCACTGGTCATCATGGGCTGGCCAACTGTCTTAGCACGCCCTGACTCCACATCCTGCACGCTCGCTGTCTCGTAGATCTGCTCATAGAGACGCTTGGCCTCAGCGTTCTGCACGATGTTCTTGTAGTTGTATGCACCATCAGATGCCAGCTTGAGGTTGCTCGACATGATACGCATGGCCTTCACCATGCCGTGCTGTGATGCTAGCTTAGGCAGGGTGAGCACACCTAGCTGTGACATCTGGACGAGCCACGCTGAAGGGCTGGTCATGTACCAGATGCTTGCCAACTTGGTAGCCCAACGCCCAAGGGTAGGCATGGTTGGTGTGTTGCGCCCCAGCTCAAGGTGCTCACCAAGATGCTCGATTACAGCCATCCTCATGTGGAACTCACGGTCAGTCATCTCACCTGCACTGTGGGCTGCACGGATTTCACGATCCATCTTATACAGCTCATGGTCAAGTGTCTGGCCGTGGGTGAGTGAGGCGAGGTTACTGGCGTGACGCATCATGTAGTCACTGACACCACGCACCATGTTCTTATCCCAACCAAGTACGTTCTTACGCTTGATGGAGTTCTTCAGTGCGGAGGTGCTTGGCATTGAGTTGAGCCACAGGGTGGCCATGTCACCGGTGATCTTACCAACCTCGTTGCGTATCTGTGTGGCTATATCCTCAAGCTCTTTGTCAGATAGCTCACGTCCATCACGCTTGGCCTGCTTCTTGGCTTCCTTCATCGTGCGCTCGGCTACGATCTTCTCGACACTGAGCGTGGAGTTCTTGATGAAGGCCTCGGTAACAGCAGCGGAGGTCTTGGTGTTAGGGTTACGGCGGCTGGCGCTTACCTTCTCATAGAGCGGCTGACCATCTGGGCCACGCTCTGCCTCCATCTCCCGCTTCATCTCCTCAGCTGCCTGCACTGTCTCGGCTGCTCTGAGGTCAGTCAGTCCTGTTGTCTTATTGCGACCGATGACGAAGAACTCACCGAAGCGAGCGAGTGGGAAGTACGTACCACGGATGGACTTGTATAGGTCACGCACCCGCTTCAGCTCCTCAGCGCGTGCCTCGGTGTTGTCGGTCAGCTCGTACACCTTCTGCTCGTAGGCTTTTAACTCAGCCTTCCTGTTGTCAGACAACTGGGCAGCTATGTCAGCGAACACCTTCTTGGTGTCCGTATCCATCTTATCGTACTCAGACTTGGCCAACTGGTACCCTTGGGCAAAGGTCTTGCCTGTAGTCTGCTTCATACCTTGGGCTTCCCATGCGATCTCCGCCCCCTTGAGGCCACCGAAGTCACGCACCCACTGTTGGTTACTAAGCCCCAGCTTTGGGTCAACTTGGTAGAAGGTAGATAGGCCAGCCGCACTGGAGAAAGCAGCGGAGGCCTTGTCATCAGTGAGCAGGTTCTTCATGACGTTGGTGAACTCGTTGAGCGCACCGTCACGGATACCGGTGTAGTCCTTCAGTGTGCGGTACCACTCCTGTAGACGAGGGATCTTCCCACCGAACAGGTCAACTATCTTAGGAACTGATAGCATGGTTAACCACTTAGGTGCTTGGTTGATGGAGGCCGCAGACGCTGAGTCCAATGGGTCTGCCATAAGACGCCCAGCTTCCTGCACGTGGCCGGTGAGTATCTTACCACCATGCTTGAAGGTAGCTAGTACCTCAGAGGCAGAGAAGTCGTAGTTGGTAACCTCATCAAGAGCCTGCTCCTTGGCGTCATACTCACGGTTGATCTCGGAGATACGCTTGCGTAGTAGCTCGTTCTTGTTCGGCTCCCTATGGTAGATGCCTACGCCACGACCATGGTTGATAACTTGGTTGCTTATCTCCAGTGCTCGTTGGTCTTTTAATTCCTTCATGGTCAGCTGGCGTACCTGACGCTGTTCCATGTGGTCATCGAACATCTTGGATAGCGACAGCGGTGTGTCCTCTGTAGCGGAGAACTCCCCTTGTCTTCTATCAGGTGTGCCTCTATCCACAGCTCGCCGGTCTTCTTGACGGTAGTGGTACAGGGAGGTGTCACGCACAACTGCGTTCACTTCGTTAACGTCGTCCGTAGTAGCGACAGGAGCAACGATGCCATCAACTGATACACCGTTCAAGGCAGCTTGGATCTTAGCAGCGGCAGCTGTAGCTTGCTCACCTATAGGCTCACCCTTAACAATCTCTCCCTTCTCCCTGCCACGAACCGGTCTCTCAAGCACACCATGGAACGGTTGCCAGTTGCCGTCATCGTCACGATACATAGGCTGGGAGCCAACCACGATGATGGTGCCGTTGTAGTTGAGCGCGAAGAACCCCTCATCCTTGAAGAAGAATGGGGAGAGTGTATAGTCGGAGATCAGGGCGTCTATCTCAGGTACCTCAGAGGCAGAGAAGTCACCTTGGTTCAGGTCATCAGGCGCTATGACATCAGTGGCGTCAACGATATCATCGAGTGCTGTGTTGATCGCCTCACCGTCTAGTCCGGAGCGTCTCCATGTGGTAGCCATGGCTGGCACGAAGGCTTCAAGCCACTGTCTGCTGTTTACCTTTTGTGGTAGCTCATGCCCCTGCGTACGTAGGTCATCGGCCAACGGCTCCAGTATGTCAGCTGTTATATCCACAGCTGGGAACTCAGACTCAAGCACACGGATGTCATCGGCCAGCTTATCTAAGACTTGGTTCTTATCTAGTATGCCGTCAGTGTACATCTCAGCATAGAGATCAGCAGATGTACCTAGGAAGGTGGCTTCGTTACCATAGCCCGGCGAAGCAAAGACGTCTCTTGCCGCTGTTGTAACAGGGTTCTCATCCCCGCCTTGAAATTCTTCGAGACTTGCTCTAACGTCCGTTGCGGGCGCACCGACTTCGGTCGGCCCTTCGTTAGGTCTTCCATATATCACCTCTGCTTTGATGTCGTTAAGCGCACCCATCAGGGCTATGCGATTGTCTCTGTCTCGTGTGGCGGAGAACTCACCTGCGGTAGTGGTGGCGTCTCCTAACTCCACACTACCTTCAGGCTTTTTTCTAGTGCCCCTCGGCGGTGGTTGATTCTTGTACCTCTCGTAGGCCTGAGCCGCCAACCTCCTAGCCTTCATGTAATCTCTGGCGAACGCCATCTCTGGGTTGGCACTGACGAGGACACGGTCAATAGCTGCAAGCACCTTGTCGAAGGTACTCTCAAGCAAGCCCTTCTTACTGGACTCATTGGCTACCTTGTCCCAGAACTGTGCCTGCCCTGCGGCCATGCCGAAGAAGTCATGGTAGCGTTCACCGGTAATACCGTCCAGCCCTGCTGTCTTAGCTGCGGTATCCATGGCTGTCTTAAAGGCAGCGAACTCCTGCGTACCCTGCATGCTGTGCGCCAGCTCATGACCTAGGATATAGTTCTGTGGTTGACCGGACAGTATGTTGACGTAGAGCGTACCGTCCTTGTTGTAGCCATCGAGGGTGAATGTCTTACCACCACGCTTGAAGCCACCTGTCATAGCCACGAACACTATGTTCAGCCCTGTCTCTGCCGTCACCTTGTCGGCGATCTCTTGGAGATCCGGGTCGATGTCGGCAACCTCTGCCTGAGTAACTCGTACATCAGAAGATGTGTAGCCGTGCTTCTTGGAGACGGCGTCGGCGTTGATGCTGTTGGCTACGTCCTCCATGTTCAGGTCACCTACGTCAGCAGGTGTGGCCTCTCCAGCTGTGGCCTCAGTTGTGGATGCAGAGAAGAACCCTGAACCTACCGTAGCATTAGCCGCCTTGTCGATCAGGTCGGTGTCAGCTGTACTGGCAGTCATGGACACATCACCATTGGGCAGCACGACGATGTTCATCTTCGCCTTCGCCGCGTCAGGGTGCAGGAGGAAGTTCTGGAACTGCTCTGCTGTCATGTTCAGCTTGCGCTTGCTCTCTGTGGTAGCGGTACCCACACTGGCAGTGCCGGCGTTCATGATAACTCGTGTGGCTTTCGGCCCTTGGTTTACCTTAGACCCCTTAACCCCAACGATGGTGTCGCCCTGTGTCTTTATAGCATCGATGTCGAACACGCCCTCAGGTGGAGGGGTGGTGTCAACCTGCTGTTGCTCAGGTGCTGGGTTGATAGCGGTGTTGGCCAGATCGTATGCACCTTGCATAGCCTCGATGTAAGCGTCAATGTTCTCTGCGGTCAGGTTGGTAGTCTCTACCCCTTGGCCTTTCAGAGCTTTGTGGACGTCAGGTATCTTGATGCCGAGTTCCTTCATCGACGCCTTGAGTGCCTCTATCGTAGCCTCTTGTTTGCCGCTCGGCTTGGCAGGTGGAGCAGGTGTAGCAGGCTTCTTGGTGTCAGCCTTCTTGGTGTCAGCCTCTGCCTCGGCAACCAGTGTATCTTTGGTGTCCTTCGGCTGTGCGTTGACTGCCTCCGCTACCTTCCTAGGAGCCATGGATTTGTTTTTCACTATCCCTTTGGCGAGCGCTGCTTCCCTGACCTGCTTGCCTAGAGCTTGGATGCCCAGCTTTGGCTTGCCGGTACGCTTCTTATCGACTGTAATGCCGAGAGCCTCAGCCGCTTGTACCATAAGATCCAGCTCTGTTTGGCCGGAGGCCGCAGGCTTGGCTGGCTTGGCTGGCTTAGCAGGCTTCTCAGTAACTGGTGCCTCAGTAGCAGCAGGCTTGGCGGCGGTTGTTGCGGCCTTGGCTTTCTTGGCTTTGTCCTTGCCCTTAGCCCGTGCCTGCTTCTTGGCCTGACCAAACGCGATGCCGTTCATCTCTTCCTGATAAGCCTTGGCTGCATCCTCTGCCTCACCAATAGAACCGAACTGCTCAACCTGCTCACTGGCAGTGAAGGAGTAAGGGTCGGTGACGGAGAAGGTACGGGTATGCGCCTCCGACTGTGCGGTGGTACCAGCCGGCGGGGAGACGGTGAACGAGCCATCTGGGTTCCGTTCCATATCGAAGTACAGCTCAGACCCGGCTACATCTGTGGAGTCAGTGGCCTGTACGTCAACCTTCCCACGCTCCAGTACGCCCCAGATAGTCTTGCCTTCCACTTGACCAACCGGCACCAGCATGTGTGTATCAAGGTTCACCTTGTTAGACACGGAGTCGATGATGGTCTTGGCCCGGGAGTGGTTGCCGATCATACTGCCTATCTTCTGGGCAAGAAGTTCCTGACGTCTTGTCTCAAGCAGAGCCGACGTCTTCTCTGTGAACTCGTACCTCTGTGTAGTGGCGTTGTACGCTGCTGTCTTCTGTTGGTCTGAGGCCAGAGCTGCGTCACTGTATGCACCTTGGCCCTTCTCGGCCTTAGTGCGCTCCTTGTCAATGAGATCTTCTAGGTTAGTGGTGATCTCCTGAGCCGCAGGGTTCTCAAAGTGCTGAGTGTTTGGCTTGAGCGGAGCAGGGCTATTGCGCTTGGCGTCCAGCTCCATGCGTCCGCGCTCCATTGCGATGCGCTGTTCCTCTTGGCGTTCTGGGCTTACCTCTGGTAGGGCAAGGCCACCCTGTGCAGGTGTTTCCACTGGTGCCTCGACACCGAACAGCCCGTCTGTAGGCTGAGGGCCAAGCTCGCCCGGACGTGTAACCTCTGGGCCGTACACCATGTAGAGTAGAGCGAACTGGTTATCGTCTTGTGCCAGCCGTTGGATGTCCTCCTTCGACATGGCGAACTTTTTCTTCTTCGCAAGCTCCTTGAACTTGGTGAAGTACTCGTCGATAGAGAGGTTGTCCACCTTGGTGCCACCAGTTGGGCCACGTGGTGGGCCTACCATCTCTGGGTTGAGTCCGCTTTCCTTGACAAACGCCTCAATCTCTGCGATCCGATTCGAGAACAGCTCTACCCTAGCAGCCGGGGTCATCATGTCGTACTCAGGCATGTTGACGATCTCGTTGCCCGCTATAGTCTGAATGAGTTTGTCTTGAGACTGCTTGACTGACGCCTCCATCATGGCCTCAGCTGTCGCCAGCTCTCTGGTCAGTGCCTTAACCTGCTCATTGTGGACAGCGCCTTGGCCCTTAACACCACGGAAGTTGGGAGCGCCCTCTTTGCCCTGCCGCTTGAGCACCTCTAGGCGTAGCGTAAGGTCACCAACGTACTTGGCAATCTCATTACGAGTTGTGGGGTTAGTCAAGTCAGCAGTACCACCCATGAACTTCTGTACAGCAGGTGTTCTCGCAAGCTCAGTGAATGTCTCTGCTGGGCCGGGAATCTGTCGGCCTTCAAGCGGTGCCTCTGGGCCTACAAACCCTTGGGTCGCCTTCTGTTGGAGTAGTGTCTCCAGCTCGCCCGGATAGTTGGCTTGCAGTTGAAGCTCTTCAGGCGTGAAGTTAGTATCACCGTTTGATATCTTATCTGCCAGTGCTGACAGTTGTGGCGGGGCAGCGCCGGGGATAACATCACCAAGCTGTGTGTCAGCTGCATCAGATGCTATAGGTGTCTCTTCTGGGTTGAAGTTAACCGTGCCAGCTTGTGTGCGCTGTTGCTCTTGTGGCGTTGGCCCAGTTGGTGCGGCAGGTGCTGCCTGTCGTAGCGACGGCTGTGCTGCCTGAGCTGCCTGCCCAGTTGGTGTCGGAGTGAACGGGGTACCCAGTGGTGCAGCCTCACCGGTCTGGCGGAACGACACACCCGGCCCTGCGTTGCCGAACGACTGCTTCTGCTTTATATCAGCATCAAGTTCTTCAGGAGTCTTTAGGATCTGCTCCCGCTTAGGCTTACCCTTACGGTCAAAGACTACTGCACCCTTCTTGATCTGAACTGGGCCGTCCTTGTAGATAGGGATGTCTAAGCTGGTTGCGAGAATCTGTAGCTCTTGGCTCTTGGCTGCAAGCTCGTTCTCAGCCTTAGCCTGCATCTCCTGACGGATGTCTGCTTCTGGCTTGTCGGTCTCCTCCAGTGTGTCAGGGTTGATGATAACCGGGTCGACGCCTGCGGCACGTGCTTCCTTATGCAGGTCGCTGCGTGCTTTCTCAACGGCGATCTTCTCTGTGTACTGCTCCTTCAGGGCTGCACCCTTAGCTGAGCGTGCCTGTAGCACCTGCGCTACTGTCTGCCCCTTCAGGATATCGAGAGTCTCTGCCGGAGTCAGTGGCTGCTGGCCCGGGCTGTCCTTGGCACTGAGGTTGAACCTCATTATCTCGTAACCCTTCTCACGGATCACTGAGTTGCTGATACCTGCGGTGTCCTCGTCTGTCAGGCCTAGAGATTTACGGTACTCCTTGGCTACACGGTTGGCGAGTCCAGCGTTGGCTAGTGAACCACCGCCCCCAAGGACTGCGGTCATAGCGACAGTACCCGGAAGCACATCTGTTAGCGACTCGCCAAGGGTTTTAGCCGGGCCT